GGTTCGGGTTCGGGCTCGGGCTCGGGCTCGGGTTCGGGCTCGGGCTCGGGTTCGGGCTCGGGCTCGGGTTCGGGCTTTCGAGCATCGGCCAATTCTTTCGCCACGTCCATCGGCGTAAAAGACTCCTCCGGAGCGGTGGACGGCTCAGGACTCGGTTTCTCCTCGGTAGCCTTGGCCACGACCACGTCTACCTCAGCCGGCGGTAGAAGGGGCTCCACGGGCTCCCTGAGACGCAACATCGCCCGCGCGCTCGTGTTCCCATGTGCCGCGCGCTTGTCCGCCTCATTCTGCACCATATCCGCAAGAGCCTGGCGCGATTCGAAGACCCAACCCTGGAATACCGGTATTGACGTGTTGTGCGGCTGCCCGACGTTGGGAGTGCCATCACCCCGGCGTCCCATGATGTACGCATATTGCTCTTTCGTCACCTCAACAACCGGCGATGGTCGGAACGGTCGACGCGGGGTAGCGTCCCCCGCATGAAATGTGATCCCCCACTTACCGGCTGCCCAGTTCCTCCGCAAGCAACCCGCGCTCTTGTTGTATTCCCGCATTCTCACTGCGTAGATTTTGCCCATGATTCACTCCTTGCCCCAAAGACTAAAAAAATGGGGGGTCAGACGGTCGCTTTGGGGCAAAGACTTCACCGTCCAACCCCCCAAGGAGTACACGCACCCCGCAAGGGAATCCGTGATTACTCTGACAGAAGGACGCAGTCCCACGTGTAGGACGACAGATCCGTCGACGGCGAATCGAGACCGACGTCCAAGCCGGTGGCCGAGTCGATAATCATCAGCTTGGGAGCGGTGCTCCCCACGTTTTCGGTCGTCGGGAAATCGTAGACCGTGTTCGCCGTGCCGCCCGTGATCTCGATGCCTGACGCCTCGCCGCGTAGCTCGCTCTTCACGATGACCTGCCCGGCGCCGTCGACGTAGGCGTGGACACCTGTCTCCGCCGTGAACGACGCCGCGAGGTGGGCGGCGGTCGTGTGAGCCCCCGACAAGGTCAGCGTCTGCTCGGTTCCACCGTCCACCTTGTACGTGATCGTCTTGGTGTCCTGGTCGGCCGTCGGGAACGTGGCGTCACTCGTGACGCTCGCCGGTGTTTGCACGATCCTCGGCTCGTAGGTCTTGGTCGTTCCGGCATTGGTCTTCACCGGGATAACGCCGATCGCCGTCACGTTTTTCCCCAGCGCAGTTGTGATCGCCGCCGCCGCGTCCGTCCCACCGTCCGGATATGTCGCGTCGCCGGTGAAGCTGATGTGGGTCACGAAGGTGGCCTCGGCTCCGCTGGCGCCCATTTCTGCTTTCGAAACTATGTTTGTAATCGTCATCTTTCTTTCCTCCTGGACGAATCCTTTTCTTCCTTGGCCCCCCGGCTATGCCGAGAGATTACCACGAATTGGGATTAGGCGCCCACCTTCACGTTGTACACGGTGCTCGCCGCGATCTCCTCTTCCAGCGCGCAACCCACGCGGAACGAAATGACCATGTAGGTCTTTCTCGCGGTCGCCTTGCGCTCGAACTCGACCCTGATCGCCCGGTGCCATCCACCGATGAATTGCTTCGGGTTGAGCAGTGCCTCCGTGGTGTAATTCCCGGGCGCTTGCGTGATCGGCCACCTGGGAATATTGACCATCGCAATGCCCATCGGACTCGATCCGGCCTTCTTCTCCAGAAGAATGTCGCCCAGTCCCGTCTCGCGATCGGTCAAATCCTTGCGATAGAGACGCTCGGTTCTCGACGACCCGAGCCACCGCAGATTCGACTCCTGATCCTCGTAGTAGGCTTCCGGAATGGCGTTCATCCCGTCGGTGGCCAGGTCCACGGACCAGTTTCCGCCGAGCCCGTCGACGGTGTTGCTTGTGATGAGCCGGAGCAAGCCGTCGAACAGGGCGAGATCCGGGTCGGCAGAGGTGGTGTCGCCAAGAGTGAAGTTCTCCTGGACATCGGCGGCGATCTTCTTGCGCATGTACGCCTCGACGGTGTTCCAGAGGGCCTTGCCTTCGACGTTGTCCTCCATTACGGAGTCGGATAAGGGCACCACCGAAACGAGCTCTTTGGTGGTGATGACCACCTCGTCGGTGGTCGGCGCGACAAAGTCCGCGCTCGGGGGCGCCTCGGACTCGACCGCCGCATGCGCCACTCGGCCGGAGATGGTGAGCTTCGGGAACTTCTGCTCCGGCTCGGACATCATGACCGTCCGCATCAGGCGCAGCAATGGGGCGCTCTCCACGGCGGAGACGATGAACTTCTTGGCGACCTTTGGCGGCAAGAGCCCGCCGTTCTCCAGCTCACTGGAGAGCATTTCGACCTTCTTCATTATTTCTTCATTTCCCAACATTTGTCTTCTCCTCTTAGCTGAGAGCAGGGCCGAGATCGATCGACGCGTTGCGGTCTGCATACGGATCTTCGTCATCGCCGTTGTAGGTGACGTTGGCGCCTGGCCTTATTGAATTCGATGATCCGATGGTATTGTTCAGCCGAGAAAGCTGCGCCTTCAAGGCCGTGACCGACTTTTTCAGATCGGCGATCTCGGAGTCTTTCGCCTCGGACTCCTTCTTCAGTTCCTCCAAGGCTTGTGTGGTTTCGGCGTCGCCCTTTTTGGCCACTGGCTCCGGCGCCGGTGGCTCCGGCTCGGGCTCCGGCTCTGGTGCCGCTTGTGGTTCATCCTCGGGCGCGCCGCCATCTTCCTTTTTGACACCTTCCGGCTCCTGGCTCCCGTCTACGGATTCCAAGGCGGCCAGAGCGTCGGCAAACCAGTCTTTGTCGTCTGAACCTTCGACAGATTTCCTAACTCCGTCAAGCCATTCAGAAACACTGGAGTCTCCGTGCTCTTCCGCCGAATCGGATTCCGTGCTGCTGGGGTCCGCTTGGTCTCCTTCAGCGTCGTCTTTTTGCAACCTCGTTTTAAGGTCTGATGGTAAAAGCTGATCGACCGGGTCGGCCGGGTCGTATGAAACATCAATCCCGACGCGCAACGCGGCCCTGACGATGCGCTCGTAAATGCGTGCCTGGCTCGATTTTTCAGAATATGTCGTGTAATTCTGCTTGAACCGAGCGACCGCGTTGCGAGTTCTGGCTGGATCCGGCTTCGTTGCACCTTCGTAGGCGAGCGGGTACTTCAAGTTGACGGGATCGCCGTAAAGGCTTTCCGTCGTCGGAGCCTTGGCTGGGTAGCTCAGAGCGCTCCCCTTTGAGAGGATCTCGATTCCGTATTTTTTGGAACGCGCCGCCTGCGCCTTTTCCTTCGCCTCCCGCGTCGCGTCCTTCGATGGAACCGCCTTCTCTACGTCTTCTTCGGCGATGGTGCCGACGTCCCCCCCCTCGTCCGCCTTGACCATCAAAAACTTCTTGTGGCCGTTTGCGCCCCGGTTGACGACCGAAACCTCGTCCGTGAACATTTCCACGCAGCGTTTGACCTTTTTTACGTTTGGTTCAGCCATCTTCTGAAATCTCCTCCGTGCGCTTTATCGCGGTTCCACCGACACTAAACGCGCCGAGCTCGCCCTTCTTGATCGCCTTCCACATTTCGTCATTGTTAATGCGGACGCGCAGCAACCACGTGCCTTTCCGCACTTTGTATTTTCGGCCGTCGTCACATTTGAAGGTGAAATCTACTGGCGCGAGATAACTTTCCAGAACCGATACATGTTTTGAGACATCGAAACGATGCATCAGACCTATGACACCGCCGTTTTCCATCCAGTAATGTGCGGTCTTACGGATGGCCTCGGCGGAATAGATCTCGTCCTGTTTGTCAGGATCAAGCGGGGCGCCGTCTTCGCCGTCGTTGGGCTCTAGGACCGGCGCGAATACTGTGCGCTCTTCGATTTCCTCTTCGTCGTCGTCGGCCTTGTAGGTGTATTCCTCGGCCGATTCGTGGATGATAGGAAGTCCAAGCTTGCAGATCATATCATTGATCCGCTCCGCCTCTTCATCCAGGACAACGGCCTCGTCGTATTTCATGACGCGCCCATCGTCATCGACCGGGTCAAGCGCAATGCCCGCGATCTTGGCCACCGGGGTGATCACCGTACCAAGGGCCGGTTGACCGATGGTGACGCCGGTATACGCCTCGGCGATGTCTGTTATCAAGCCGTCAACATCGCCAGCAACGACGGCGACAGTATCACCGTCGCCGTCAATCCCTCGATATATTCTGACGCCAGCAGCCAAAATCACACCTCGATGTCAACATCCCCGCCGCCGGTGTCTTCTTCGCCGGGCGCGGGGAGGGGCGGGGATAGATCGATGCTTGGATCCATGCCGTCGTCATCGTCGGCGTCTTCTTCGCCGTCCTTCTCGGTAGGCTCGGGAGAATCGCCTTCGGGCGCCTGGTCACCTTCCGGGGCCGGATCACTTTCCGGAGCCGGGTCACCCTCGGAAGCTGGATCGCCATCCGAAGCCGGGGCACCTTCCGGCTCGGGATCACCCTCTGGCGCGGGATCGCCTTCCCCTTCGGCGCCATCGCCCTTGAGCATCTTCTTCACGACATCGGCTGCCTCCTGGCCGACCTCGCCAATGATGGAATCGAAATTGAGGAGCTTCTTGAAGTCCTCTTTCGACATCCCACTATCTTCCATGGCTTGGCCGTTCTGCGCTGCGGCTTCAGACGCCTGCGCAAATGCGATACTGTCGAGGGCAACTTCGGCCATGGACATCCGCTCACGAAGACGTCGCACGACTCGTTCCAGCATCCACGTGGTCTCTTCGGGGCCAGCCTTCGCCATGCCATCGATGGACTTCTTGATCCCGGCGAGCTCGGACATGATCGCATCCTGTGGATCCGTGGGGGCTGCTGGCTCCTCGACCTCGATCATCACCATGGTGTCGTCATGAATGACACCATTCTCGCTGACTTCCTTGTACATCTCGACAGCGTCAAGATTTTTCTTCAGCGGGGAAGTCATCTCTTTCGACCCGTCCTTCACTTGTGCCGCCTGGGCCTCTATCACCCCCTTGGCCTCGGAAAACTTCACCAATCGTTGCACAAATTTCATCTTTTTCTCCCTCAGATCGGTTCGCGGTTTGCGAGCAGCCGAGCGTTCGGCTTGTACTCGACGCCGATTAAATGGCATCGCAATGTCGTTGGCAAGTACCTTTCCACCTCGCGGACGGCGAAGTCATAATCGCCGATGAACCTCAGCGCCTCCTTAAAGCAAAAATCCACTCGCCTTGTTGCCTCTGATTCTTTCATCGGTTCGTGCCGCTCCTTGAAGCTCTCATCAACGGCCCTGTATATCGCCAGTGTAACCCTTTGAATCTGTTTGGTGTCAAGTCCAATCCCCATCAGCATCTCCTGTGGAGACTTCCGGATAATGACCTCCATGCTTTGCCCCTTTCTGTTACGGCCACTCAATTTTAGCCGCGATCATCTCATATCCAATCGTCGGCAGAACTAATCGTAGACCCCCGATCCATCCCCAAAACCCGCGCCACATCGCCACATGGCCCGACGGGGTATAAACCATTTCGCCTGAGAATGTTTTATATTTCAGGATGGCGTCACGGATGATCTTGGCGTCATCGTTCGTACCTTGCTTTATCTTTTTTACCTGGCCCGTCGCCGTGAGCGCGCCGCCGCCGGTAAACGTCACCTCGGCCACCGTCCCCCCTCCTGCCCGCTGCCGGATCGGTATCCTCATACAAATTGCCCTTCGATGTAGGCCAACAAAAACGCCACGTGTTCGGGCGCCGTGTCCCATAAAAAACCAAGATTCGTTTCAAAACCATCGGCAAGACACTCAAAGGCAGACCGTGTCCAGTTGCTTTCCGTCTCGCTCGACCCCGACACGGTCCCCGCCGCCGCGTTGACACTATTCTCGCCGATCTCCCCGTAGATCACACCGTCGAAAAATGACGCCGTCGCCACGTCCAAATAGAGAACCCCGTTCACGTTGTAAATCGTATCGCTGGCGAGACTTTGGTTTCTGGCCGTGACCGCCGCCTCTCCATTGTGCCTGAACGTGTCAAAGTACTCCGCGAACACCCGCAGAACAACCGCGCGCGCCTTCGCCGTCTCCATCTTCGGCAGGTAGAACACGTTCTCGCTACGGTCCCAGTATCCGGTCGGGCGCCCCTTCGGCGATGTGTTCTGAACGATCCGGGGAAGCTTGCGCCTGGAGACAACCCTCAGCATCCGGTCGGAAAGGAAGCTCAGCGCGTACCGGCGGACGGCAGAGGCCTGGGTCCTCGGCATGTCCCCGCGAACCCTGTCATGCGGGGTGAACGCGTATTCGGCTTTCTCCATGGTCACCGCACCGGAGCGGATCTCCTTCAGACGGCTGTCAAAAATGGACCGGAGAAGAGCGCCCTTCTGCTTGTACGAAAGATCCTTGCGCCCCTTCGCCCGGTAGAGCTCGCTCATCGCGTCGGTCAGCCTTTTCGCCGCGTTCGATATTCGGCGCTTCACTTGAGAAAACGCCGTCTGCGCGTCGATCCAACCCTCTTCCGCCCAAACCCCACCCTCGGGATCGATCGGCGAACCGATCCTCGTGGCCGTTGTTTCCGTAGGATTGCGGCCTCTCAAGAAAGGACGATCGCTGGCACCGATCGAGCCGACAAGTGCCGCGCCCGTGAGTCCCTGAAAAAACGTTGGAGTTTTGACACTCGTTGCAGATTTGGGATTCATGGGAGGGGTGGGGATCGCCTGGCGCCACGTGCCAGCCGGCGCGGTGAACGTCTTGACCACTGGATTCATGGTCGTTCTGCAAAACCCGTGGTACGGAGGAGGCCCGATGTTCGCATCGACAGCGAGCTGGTCGCCCATTTTGCGCGCCGCATACTCGCCCTTGTCGTCTAGTTTTCCATATCCGCTGCGTAGGATGTCAGCCAAAACGTCGCCGTTACGTGTCACAAGCTGAGGCGTTCCCGTCTTCGGATCCTTGCGCGTCGAAATCCACGGCGCAACCTTCTTTATCTCCTCTGGATTTGTGATTTCGAGTGTCTGGTTCAGCGTGCTGACGATATTGTCTACGGCGATGACCTGACCGTCAAGGAAGCGGCAATTGTGAACGACGGCACCTTCTGCGATGTAGGTCGGATCGTTGTCGACCTCAAGATTGTAAACCTCGAAGTCCCCTATTATCGCCTCTACTGCTTTGACAAAGAGTGGTTCTCCAGAGCGGCGAAGATACTCCGCATGATCCATTTCTTTCGCTTCGCCGGGGTGTGTTCCTTGGCGTCCTCTTCCGAAATCCTCACGAGTATCCATCCGCGTTCCGATATGCTCTTTTCTTTTTTTCTCCTCGAACTCTCCCTGTCCTCGGTCTTGAATCTGTCCGAATGCCAGTACTCCCCATCCACCTCGATCGCTACGCTCATCGACGGAATGAAAAGATCCACAGAGAAACTCTCTATTTGCTTTTCGCGTTCTACTGTCAGCCCGTTTTCTACGATGGCGTCGAAAACGCATCGCTCCAACTTCGTCATCGCCCTGGATCTCTCCCTGCAAGCCACGCTGCAAAATTTTGCATTCTTCCTCACCGACGGCTTGAATTCGAATTCCTTCCCGCACGAGATGCACGTGTTCGTGTCTCGCCGACGCCTGCATTTCATGGAGCAATGAAAACGCAATTTCCCTGACATCTCCGACGATGGCCTGACCTTGAACTCCACTCCGCAAGTAGCACACTTCTTGATCAGTTGTTCCTTGCTGTACCCCTCTCGTTGATTCTCTCTCCGGCACGCCACCGAACAAAACCGCATCTGTCCCCGTCGAACGTAGATAGCCCTCGCTTCGAATTCTTTTCCGCATTGCGCGCAGGTTCGAGCAACCCACGCTTTGGGATCCCTGTATCCCTTGGCTGGCAAGCTGCGTCCCTTTCTCCAGTTCGCCCGCTGGAACCCAGCCGGACGGTGTCAAAAACGGATGACCCTCTGTTGTCATTATATGACGACCGGACGATAGTCGCAACCTGAGAATTTTATTTACTCTGTGGCGAAGCACCCCCTTTACTCTTTCTGCTGAATTTCCCCCTGTGAATACGTAATCACCAGCATTTATTCTGTCTATCCGTTTTTCGCCCCATGGTGTAGCGACCATTGTGCTGCCAGAAAAACATGTGTCCGTAGTCCTCTGGTCAAGTACGGCGATGAGCTCGGCAAACTCGATGCCGCCCTCGACGTAAGCCGAAATCTCGGCGAATGCCCGCGACCGCTGGACGCCGACGTTTGCGACGACGTTGGTGTAGTTGGTGCCGTACTTCCCCCAAAGCCCTGGGATCTGCTCGCGCAGCTCCTTGCCGATCTCCCTGTATCCGATACCGTCTCGAATGCCGCGCTGGACGATGTCGATCCCGTGTTTCGTCAGCCCGGAGCTCACGCGGCCCAATTGATCGCGCAGGAAGAAACCCGGCTGCTGGGAAAGCATCCTCATCGCCTCTTTGTCGCCGGTGGAAATGCCGGATCCGATCTTTGGTAAATAGGCTGTCTTCGCAAACTCCCGAGCCTGCGCCGCCGAGCGGTTCATATACAAAAGAGAGGACGCCGCCCAGGCCGCAGACAGTTTTTCAATATCCGACTCGTCGGTGATGGCCGCCGTCCCCGCCGCATCAAATACGGCCTCAACGTCATCCACCTCGTACCAATTCACATCTATGATTTCGAAGTACTCATCGAGTTGTCCTTTCGCCCACGATGAATATTCTGTCATCAGCGCGTCTGCGTAGGCGTCGGACATGTCCTCGATCTCGGTCTCGGCGGACAGCTTGACCATGAGTTCCCCGTCATCTCCGAGGAACCGGCCGCCCGGCGCGCGATCGATGTTTTCCACCTTGCGCCATACAAGCTGATCGACGTCGGCAAAACCGACGGCTTCCGCGATCGTCGTATCGTTCCCCATGGACATGGCCACGCGCCGCGCTTTTGCCAGCGGCACCTTCCCGAGGTGATGCATTTTGTTGTTGACGATCACCGCGTAGCCGCTCGCCGGTGTGACATCCCCCGGGACGGTGTCCAGTTTGCCGAATGCCTTATCCCGATGCGTCCCGAGCGGCTGGCCTGGAGAAAGGCAAAAGAACCCCTCTGCGGGTCTTGTATGAAAACCTCTGCAAATTTCACACATCGTTTTTATGTTATAGGACTTATTGAGGTTTCAGGCTAGGGTTATCGGAGGTTTCAACTGCGTAGCGCGGCGCATGCCGACCACGTCTCGGTTTTTTTCGCAATTATCCAGATGACGATCCACGATGAGGCGGCAACGTTTTGACGTCTTCAAGTACTTTTTGAGTAGCGTGACGTAGTGGGCATAAAAAAGGCCCCGAGCTGGCACTCGGGGCCGTGGTTGCGGAGGCGTGTTAGGTTCCCACAACACACACTGTGATTGGGGAATCTAACACAAAGCTGAGCGCCATGCAAGCGCTTATGCTGCGCCTCCAACCACATCAACAGCTCACAGGATGGGCATAACAGCGGCGTACTGGCAGACGTCGCGACAGGAGGCGTGTATGTTCCGTAAGAGAAAACCACGGTCACGCGAGCAGAAAATCATAGCTTTGCTTCCGTTGAGTAGAGCACCACCACGGCGGTAGGAGCTGGGCCTTGAGCAACCGATGGCCACCAGTAAACCCGGCCTTGGCGCCCAGCTCCTACCGCTTCGGCGGCTTGTTGGTGTTAGCCTGCTTTGGTCTTACCGCAACCCCAAGTCGTTCTGCCTCAGTCAAGGCTGTCTCGCGGATCCATGCGGCCAGCGGACGTCCGGCACGCTTGGCACCTATGGTCAACGCTTTGCGCTCGGCGGCGGACAGCCGGATGAGAAGTTGATCGTCGCGGCGTAGATCCTTGGGCTTCCTGTATCCCTTGGCAGGCATGCGAGTAATGTATATACGAAACGTCGTAACGTCAAGATATTCTAAACAAAAGCACTTGAAATATGTTGACAGGAGCGCATTAAAGATATACATCGTAGACATGGGAAGGACAGACACAATGACTACGAAGATGGGAATTGTTGAACTGGCGCAGATGACCGAGGACGATGCCCGTGCGATGTTGGAGCGCATCCGATGGCCTGATGGCATTGTCTGCCCTCACTGCGGCGCGGTCAACGAGAGCACGAAGATACAGGGCCGCACTGCTCGTCCGGGACTGCACAAGTGCCGTGGATGTCGGCGCAGTTCACAGTGACTGTCGGTACTGTGATGCATCGTTCCAAGCTGTCTCTCAAGAAGTGGATACTGGCGATATTCCTCATGGTCAGTTCGAAGAAAGGGATCTCGGCTTTGCAGCTTCAGCGACAACTCAACATCGCCTCCTACCAAACGGCCTGGCACCTGTGTCACAGGGTGAGGCTGGCCATGACCGAGGGCCCTCTAGCCAAGAAGCTGGGCTCCCAAAGCAAGGTGGTTGAGGCTGACGAAACCTACATCGGCGGCAAACCGCGCCGTGGAGACAAACACAGCGACCGTCCGAGGCGCCAGGGCGTGACCACCAAGACGCCGATTCTCGTGTTGGTCGAGCGCGGCGGTAAAGCGATCTCCAAACCTGTGCCGGAAACCAAAGGGGGCGTCCCCGCCGACTTCGTGCGCGAGAACGCGGACCTGTCTGGCACGCTGATGACCGACGAGAGCAACCTGTACACCAAGGTCGGCCGCGAGTTTGAGGGTGGCCACCACAGCGTCAAGCACTCGCTCGACGAGTTCAGCCGCGTTGATCCCGCTAAGGATGGCGGCACAGTGGTCGCCCACAACAACACCGCCGAGTCGTTCTTCAGCCTCGTCAAGCGCGGCCACATAGGAGCCTTCCACAAGTGGGGTACTCAGCATATCCACCGCTACATGGCCGAATTTGACTTCCGGTGGAACCGCCGCAAGGATACCGACACGGAGCGTATGGTCGCCGCCATCAAGGGCATCGAGGGACGACGGCTGACCTACGACACCCTTCCAACGGGAAGCCCTTGGCAGTAAGATGAAATACGAGGAGGTTGCCCGTGCCAAAGAAGAAGCAAGGCGACGAAGAGAAGCCGAAGAAACCACCGGAGAAGAATGACGACGAGGACACCAAATCCGACGACGATGGGCTGCTCTCCCTTCATCCCCTCACTCTTGAAGAAGCGCTGGAGGGGCTTTTGAATACTCCAACACCAGACGACGACAGCGAATAATCGCGGCATATGGCAACTATCAATATTCTCGTCTCAATCGTGGATCGTCATCTGGATAATTGCGGTTTTTTTCCTCAGCGTCGTGACGGCTGGCCATGGGCTGTCGAGGAACTCCATATGCCTCACTACGTCCCAACCATTTTCAGCCGCCCACTCCTCCGCCTGCGGAGGTAGCGGCGCCGAGGGATCGACTTCGAGCGACTGGATCGGAATGACGCAACCGGTCTTCGTCTGACGCCACAGTAGGACGTATTGAGGGCCCGCCTTGATGTTGCTCTCCGGTATCGTCTGCGCCGCGCGCTCAAAGCCCATCGCAAACACCGACGCCGGCTGGTCTGTCTTGGGCCCCCTTTTGGTCTTCGTTGCACTACCCGATAATTCAAACTTCATTGTTTTCTCCACCCGCGTTTTTGTTCCGACGGATAAAACGCCCCGGCCTCCTTGAGATCATCTGCAAGTTTGGGGCTCCGCACCTTCCCCTCTTCTTGTATCATATGAGGTACGCCGCCGCGAATCCTAAATGTTTTCAGGCACTTCGCGCACCCGCAGCGAATGGGGGTGGTAATCGTCGGAGCGTTGTCGGGCCCCTCGATCTTCGCCACAATGTGCTGACGTCCGTTGCACGCCGGGCACCGCAGAAGCAACGCGCCGGAAGGGGCGCCGCTCATGAACGTGTGGATCACAATTTCTCCCGGCCCCTGCTTGATGTTTCGAGCTCGCCCCGGGCCGATGACCGTGAATCGAAGATCTGTGGTTTTCATTCCCTTCCACCGTGGCCAAAACCAGCCATGATCACAGCCTCCCGTGTCTTGTCGGCGTTCAACTTTGCAACCTGTCCCTCAAGCGCATTAAGCCGATTCATGAGGCTTCGTTTCGACTTGTCGTCACCCGCCTCTGGATCTTCGATGATCTCGGATTCGGCACCGCCAGGCCCCTCCTCGATCTCCGGCTCTTCCACGGGCGGTTCGGCATCTAGATTTATCTGGGCAAGCGTCGCTGCAAACGGGACGTCCCCCCATGATGCCTCGATCGGATGGAACGCTCGGTTCAGCCAGTCGCCGTACATTTCGAGGAGATGGTTCGGGGTGAACGCGCCCCCCTTCACCCCCTGCTCAATTGACTTCGACATCTCCTCGATATTCGTTGCTTCAGGGCTCAGGCTCTCGAATCTTATCAGCTTGATCCCGATGGTCGGCAAGAGGATGTTGTTTACCCACCAATCGAATTTGTTTCGCAGCGGCCCATAGACCTGCTTCTCGATAAGCGACAGAATTGCGTAGGCCGTCGCGCGGTTCAGGTCCGACGGAATGTGACCGAGAAGTAGTAGCGCTTGACGGAAGGCCGAGGAAACGGACGTCTTGTTGTTCTCCGTGTAGCCCTGGAACAGGGAATCACCTTGCTGGAAATCGGATAGGTTCACCCACTCCATATCTGGGTTATTGGTAACTTGGTTTGGCTGGGTTGACTTGGCCGTTGCCTGCACGACCAAAGTCCTGTGATGATTGCCGGGCCCTTTGACTTTCGATCTCAGCATCTCCTGAATCCGTTGGACAGACTCATTATTGAGCTGGCCGCCGGAGATGAGTAACGCGGCATCGGGCACCGCGTGGTTCTCGAAGTAGGCCAGGTTTGCCTCGGCCGCCGCCCGCGACCCGATTACCGCTGTGAGGTGCCCAGCCCAGCGGACCATCCCCGCCGTCGTCTTGGGCGAATAGATCGCGAAGTAGATGAGTTCGGTTGCCGGCTTTGCGTCCGGCTCGTCTCGCTTCATTTTTGCGAGATCCGGTTGCAGTGCAGCCACGTCATTGGCTCCGACTTTTTTCATGTACACCTTGCCGGTGTTGGCTGATATGAGACGCGGATCGTTGAGATCTTTGTAATATATCGTTTTCCCGTCGATGCGCTGAATGTAGCGCCGGAATTTGACCGGCTCGACAACCGGCCGCGTTTCGATTTCAGACACCCACTCCTCGCAGCGGACCTCGAATTCTTCACCCTTTTCCTTCGTTGGCAAAACGGTATATCCAGCCATGGGCTCCAAGCGTCTGAGCTTGCCATTTTTGTCACGTATCACTTCCCAGCACGCGTGCCCGATGGTTTCCTCGTCGATTCGTTTACGCTCCCTAAGATCGATGAATGACATCTCCGGATTGACGTTCCGAAACCATGCCGTTGCTTGATGCATTTCACGCCGCATCTGAATTCTAAGCTCTTCCGTTTTGGCTCGAACCTCACTATCGGTTGGCTCTTGTACTACAAGAGCCTGGATCACATCCTGGCGTTGTTCGTCGGTCACAACTTCATTGTTTTCGGCCGCCCGGGCATCAAGATCGGCCATGGCCGCCTCCACGGCGTCGGCCCATTTCGCTGCGTCCATGGCGTTTCTGATCTGTGACGCAGCATCGTCTTTTTCGAGATCGATCTTCGGCTTCAGTACGTGGCCGTTCATCTCGATATTCGTCGCATAGGCATCGATGTTCTGGCGCAGAATGTCGCTAATCTCATAAAGCCCCATTAGCGCCTCGGGATCGAGAATTGGGTCGACAGCACCAACGTTTTGCCACTCGTCATCTTGCTCGTTGATGGCCCGGAACGCCGCCTGCTCATCGTCGGCGCGTCCCGTAATCACCAGCGCCTTCACCAAAGCCTGCTTGACTGTGAAGTTGTCGGCCTGGGCGCCTATGACCGAAACCTCGTCGGCGTTGCTGTCGTTTTTATTCGTCGTCATCAGTTGACCTTTCATCGTTAAAACACGAGAACTTCGACATCCTGATTGTCTTTCAACCACTCATACTGGTCAAGATGATACTTGCGGATGCCGTCCAGAAGCTGGCTGAAAGCGTCCGCAAGGTCGTCATGATCGGCCGGGAACTCGACCAGCTCAAAATAGAGGTTGCCTCTACGCGCCTTGAAATTTTCCCCGTCCGGATCGAGGTGCGACGCAAAGCTCACATGTCCATTTTCCATGAATGGAGTGATCGCATTCAGTCTCTCGAACTTCGAGTTTTGTGGATTAACCGGTTCGAGTATTCCGGCAAGCTCTGGGTAATCCTCCAAAACTCGTTGATCCAGGGACTCGTTTCCGACGATCTCGACGAGCACCCTGAATGGCTTGTACCTCATGTATTCTCGATACACCATCAGCGCTTGCTGAGCCTTCGTCAGCTTGTCGTGCCAGGCATCGACAATGATGATTTCTTTCGTCGCCGGGTTCACGGCCCCCGTCACGGACGCGAAGAAGTCGTTTCGCTCCTTCTCCCTTGTCGCCACGTCATAAGAAGTGAAGAATACCCAGCCGGCTTCGCGCATCGCCTGGATGTCGATGTCACAGTACTTGAACCAGACCTCGTGGATAATGCGATCTTCGTCGGCCATGGGCTCGTTTTTGTAACCGCGCGCCCATGCGCTAGGCGACATCTTCGCCCGCTTTTTCCTGAGTGATTCTTCGGAGATCTTGTCCGGCCACATCGCGCCGAAATCATCGCTGATGGCGTAGAATAATTTCTTGTACGCCCCACTCTTCATCACCTTGTGGCTGTTGTCGTCGCGGTGGTAGAGCGTGCAAATATAAATAATCTGGGAATCATCGTGGACGAGGTTCATCCAGTCGTTGTCCCAGCTATCGATGACCTTCTTTCGACCGGCGGGCTTCAAGATGGCGTTTTGAAGGCTGACGATGTCATCGGCGATGAGAAGATCGACGCGGGCTCCGGTGATGGAAGATCCAATCCCCTTGGCCTCGACAGACGGCTCGATGTCGATGATTGAGCGCTGAACAAATATCGAGTGGTCGGTCCATCCGGTGGCCTTGTCCGGCTCCAGCTCCGGGAACACGTCCCGCACGCGGGGGTTATGTTCGATTGTCTTCTTGATCGCCTTCAGCCGCTTTATCGCCGTTGGGTCGTCGGCGCAGACTATCTTGACCCTTAAGTCAGGGTTCCGCCCAAGCCTCCATATGATGTAGGGGAGGACCACCGACGTTTTGCCGTGGCCACGGGGGGCAATGATTATCGCATCGTCCCCAGCCTCGAAGGCCCGAACCCAATCCTCGTGGAACCACTGAGGTTCAAACATGGTCCGTAGGACCGGGTCCTTGAAGCAATACTCAAGGAAACACAGAAAGTCTTCGCGCGCCTGCTGGATCCATATGCTCCTTAGACGCGCTACCGCCGCGTGGAGCTCGACGACGTTGTCTTCGCTTGGTTGTTCTTTGAGCTCCTTGACCGTCGCCAGATGGCGCAGTGGTGGCCTGAAATCCGGGTGTATCTCGCCGAAATCATCATAGCGATCTGCGGGGTAGCGCGGGACGGGCTCGATGTTCAGCTTCTCTGCGGCCTCTCCCATCTACTCCCTTGTGCTGAACTGACCGCGCACGGTATCGCGGATCACGTTTTCGGCGTCGGGGCCGATGACGTGATTTTTCACCATCCATGCGAGGTAAGAATGATCGACTCGGCGCAGCGGCGTGCCCTTGTGCTTGCCAAAAGTGACGACGATCTCGCCCTTCTCCCAGCGAAGCTTTCCTGCCAGGTCGACCGCGTCAGGATCCCGGACTTCTTCCCAGATGCCGCTTGACGTCCGTGGCATGTCTCCGTATCGCTCTAGCTGCCCTTCGAGGACATCCATGGTCGCCTCGACGTCTACCCCGGTGGTCTCCAGGTCGAAGAACACCAAATCTCTTTCCAACTTCAAATTTTTCATGCTTTGCCCCTTTACTTTATAGCCCTTTGAAGCAGTTCTTCAATTAACCATTGAAAATCGTTTCCCGTATCTTCGCGTCGCTGGCGGAGATATTTCAACAAGCTGTCATAAAGATCATTATCGATACTGAGCTCAAGATCGCCAACGAGCAATCGCTTCCTTCCCTCTTCTCCGTTGTTCTTCCCTTCTGTCGGTCCCGTATTTAACTCGCCACCTGTTTCACCGCCCGGAGGTGGCGCGGCCGTCATCAGATCGGCAAGGGATGGCCCCTCCCAGCCGGTCAAGTCCATGTTCTGAAGAACGCCGCTGTCAAGGTCGTTCAACTCGTCTCGCAAAAGGGAGCGATCCCACTCCGAGAGCTCCTGTATCCGGTTGTCGGCCACCCGATCGGCGCGCTCCAACTCGGGGCTGGCATAATCCTGGTAGTCAACCGGGACCTCTGAGGAGCCAAGCTTGCGCGCGGCTGCCAGCCGGCCGTGCCCCCGCACCACGAGGCCGGTTTGATTCGAGATGGTAATTGGGCCGCGCCACCCGTGCCCGTGTATCAGCTTCGCAAGGAGGAGCACCTGATCCTCGGGGTGCATGTTCGCGTTCCATGGGTACGGCTTGACCTTGTCAACATCCAGGATGTCATCACAGGCACAGTGCACCGGGATCCCGTCAGCGACGCTAAGATCTCTTGCCTTCCTCTGCACCGCTACTTTTTTCACCGTCTTTTTCTTCGCTGCTCGATTGCCCGACATTTTTTCCTCCTAGTCGCAACACAGATAGCGGCAAACAATCTGCCTTACAGCAACTCACGTGCACAATATCGCCAGCGGCGCCTCCATGCGAAAAGTGGTAATATAATACCCCTTTGTGGCATATCGGACACTTTATGTGTCCAGTAGAATCCGCTCTCGTCCGCATATCTCGCGTTAACAAACCAACTATCCACCTAGGCGTTATCATTTATCTCAGGAAACGATGCATTATTTCTTCTCCGCCGGATGTTATCGCACATTGACGGTCGTGTGACTTCCTACCCATCAATCCATCGCAACGGACAAACCACCCCGGCTCTGACCTCGGAGATCTATGAAGTGTATGCCATGTCATTATTTTATCCACCATATCGAAGTCATATA